AGAAAGGTATAGACGGAACCAAAGGTGCGCAAGGTGATAAGGGTGCACAGGGTGCGTCGGGTCAAGATGGGTCTAAAGGTGACCAAGGAGATAAGGGTCAGAAAGGGCAGACTGGAGATAAAGGTCAGAAGGGTTTAACTGGTGACAAAGGGGCTCAAGGCGCATCTGGTCAAGATGGTTCGAAAGGTGATCAGGGCCAGAAGGGAGCCCAAGGAGATAAAGGACAAAAAGGTTTAGCCGGTACTGACGGAGACAAGGGAGCACAAGGACAAAAAGGAACCACTGGTGACAAAGGTCAGAAAGGTGCACAAGGTAATGCTGGTGCCTCTGGTACTGACGGCGCTAAAGGAGCCCAGGGAAGCAAAGGTGCTCAAGGTGACAAAGGTCAAAAGGGTGCTCAAGGAACAGCGGGATCGGATGGCTCAGATGGCGCTAAAGGACAGAAGGGTGCACAAGGTAACGCTGGTACCTCTGGTACTGACGGTGCTAAAGGTCAGAAGGGAGCACAGGGTGCTGCTGGTTCTGATGGTTCGGATGGGGCTAAAGGTGCTCAAGGAGACAAAGGCCAGAAGGGTGCACAGGGTGGTGCTGGTACTGATGGAGACAAGGGTGCTCAAGGAGATAAAGGTGCACAGGGTACTGCTGGTGACAAAGGTGCACAAGGAGACAAGGGTCAAAAGGGTGCCCAAGGTAATGCTGGTGCCTCTGGTACTGATGGAGCCAAAGGTGCTCAAGGAGACAAGGGTCAAAAGGGTGCGCAAGGTGCTGCTGGTTCAGACGGCTCAGATGGTGCTAAAGGTGCACAAGGACAGAAGGGTGCCCAAGGTAATACTGGTACCTCTGGTACTGATGGAGCCAAAGGACAGAAAGGTGCACAAGGTGCTGCTGGTTCAGACGGCTCAGATGGTGCTAAAGGAGCGCAAGGAACTAAGGGACAAAAAGGAGCACAGGGTGGTGCTGGTTCCGATGGAGATAAAGGAGCGCAAGGACAGAAGGGCGCACAAGGCGGCGCTGGTACTGATGGTTCTAAAGGTCAGAAGGGGGCTCAAGGTAACACTGGTGCCTCTGGTACTGATGGAGCCAAAGGACAAAAGGGTGCACAGGGTACCGCTGGTTCAGATGGTTCAGATGGCGCTAAAGGTGCACAAGGACAGAAGGGTGCACAAGGTGCTGCTGGTTCAGATGGGTCTGATGGTTCTAAGGGACAGAAGGGTGCACAAGGTAATGCAGGTAACTCTGGTACCGCTGGTGCTAAAGGTGCTCAAGGCGCTAAGGGTGCGCAAGGAGATAAAGGACAGAAGGGTGCTCAAGGTACCGCGGGTTCTGATGGTTCTGATGGAGCAAAAGGAGCGCAAGGACAAAAGGGTGCTCAAGGTGGTGCAGGTTCGGATGGTTCAAAAGGTGCACAAGGTGCCGCAGGTTCTGACGGTTCTGATGGTTCTAAGGGACAGAAGGGTGCCCAAGGTAATGCAGGTAATTCTGGTGCAGGCGGTGATAAAGGTCAGAAAGGCGCACAAGGTGGTGCAGGTTCGGATGGTTCAAAAGGTGCACAAGGACAAAAAGGTGCACAGGGTACCGCAGGTTCCGATGGCTCTGATGGTGCTAAAGGTGCACAGGGTACTGCTGGTTCTGATGGCTCGGATGGTTCGAAGGGACAAAAAGGTGCCCAAGGTAATGCTGGTAACAGCGGTGCTGGTGGTTCTAAAGGACAGAAAGGCGCTCAAGGTGGTGCAGGTTCGGATGGTTCAGACGGTGCTAAAGGACAAAAAGGTGCCGCTGGTTCTAATGGATCTGATGGTTCAGACGGTGCTAAAGGACAAAAAGGTGCTCAAGGTAATGCCGGTAACTCTGGTGCGGCTGGTGCTAAAGGACAGAAAGGTGCTGCTGGTTCTAATGGATCTGATGGTTCAAATGGTAGTAAAGGACAAAAAGGCGCTCAAGGTAATGCTGGTAACAGCGGTACTGCTGGCTCTAAAGGACAGAAGGGTCAGACAGGAACAGCGGGTAGTAATGGTACAGGTTACGATCCTTGTGTTTGTACAGTGGATGTTCAAACCATTTCCTCTAATCAAGCCTTTATTGCTGTTACCCAAACAAATGCTGGTGATAATATTACTGTCGAAGAGGGCACCATTACCGTTGGTGCAACTGGTACATACTTATTGACGTATGCTGTTACACTTAAAAACAACCTTGCTGCACGTAACTGTGTTGGGTTCTATGTAAAAGGTTCTGGTGGTAGTGCATCAAATATTGATGGCTCTGCTGCTTATGAATACTTTAGATATAATACCTACGGAGAGTTTAGTTCATTGACTGCTTGTGTTATGTTCCACGCAACGTCCGGAAACCAATTCCAACTAACAGCGGGCAATGCTCTTGACGGTTCTTGGAACCACACAGTACAATCAGGGGGTGTATACAGAGGTTTAAGTATTACAAGACTATCATAATGGCAACGACAGAGAGTTACTACATACAAGACATTGTAACCAGCGACATCCTTTTGGATGATGGAACTTGGGCGAGAGATGACGATGCTTCTAACGCAAAGACATTCTCTGACCGCTCCAGCGCTGTTACTCATATAGATACACTTAGTAACGGCACATACAGAGTCTATTCGAGAATTGTAAAGACCAGTTAGATAATGTATCTTTAGTGATATAAATCTAATTCAATGGACATTAAAACTTATGTCGTAGATGACTTCTATGATAATGTGGATGACGTTCGGAACTTTGCGCTTGAACAATCGTTTGACCAAAAGGGAAACTACCCTGGTGCCAGAACAAAGTCGTTCTCTACAGATAGCACAAAGGCTACAATCGAATGTATAGTCAGCCCTCTGCACGGCCCTATAACCTATTGGCCAGATCAGGGTTACAATGCAGCATTCCAAATAACAACAGCGAAAGACAGGTCTTGGATTCACTATGATGGTGGAACCCAATGGGCTGGCGTGTTGTATCTAACACCAGATGCACCATTGTCTGGAGGCACTGGATTCTATAAACATAAAGCAACAGGGCTTCTAGAGCCGGCTACGCCTGGTGAAGATGCAGCGTGGGATAACCAGGCGCAGGATGTGACTAAATGGGAATTAGTAAGTAGCGTTGGTAATGTATACAATAGGCTGATTCTATACAAGGGTAGTCAGTTTCACACCTCTATAGATTACTTTGGCAACGACCTTTATACTGGTAGATTATTTCAAACATTCTTTTTTAATACACAACGATGAAAATAGTAATACACGCAGGATACTACGCTGAACCATGGGACTCAAACACAGAGGGATTAGGAGGCACAGAACAATGTATAGCGAATCTAGCCAAGCAGTTTGCCGCTGTTGCGAATAACTCGGTATACGTTGTAGGTATGGTAAAAGCACGACACGACAAATACCTTGGTGGTGGAGATGTATACTATACACCTCTAGAGAATGTAAGCGATGTTGGAACTCCAGATGTCTTAATAGGCGTGGCTTATCTACATTACTTAAAATATTATGACGTAGGCCCAGAAACTAAAAAGATATTTTGGCTACACAACGAACTCCCTTACTACTGGTATCAAGGTGAGCGCATGACGGATAACGACATACAGCGGGCTTACAATGAAACAGAGGTGATTGTCTGTGTAACGAACTGGCATAAAGAAGTTTTCTCTATTCAAGAGAAGGCTGTGATACACCCAGATAAAATCAATGTTATAGGCAATGGTATAAGCGTAAGCAATGTCGCGCCAGTTTCTAAGAAAGAGCCAGGATCTTATGTATACACCTCGCATCCAGAAAGAGGGTTAGACAGGGTTCTAGATGACTGGGAACTTAAGTATTCAACAGGCTCAAATAAACTTCATATATCTACACCTTCTTATGGATTGAAGTATTATGAAAAGCATTTCGCAGAGCGTGTAGAGCAAATGCAAAACGTAATCTATCACGGTAACCTTTCTGTAACAAAACTGTACGCGCTCTTGTCTCAAATGGAGACCTGGTATTACCCAACAGAATACAATGAAACATTTTGTATTACTGCGTTAGAGATGTTAGCACACAAGGTTCTCCCGGTTGCGAATCCAATCGCTGGACTAGAAGAAACTCTCAATGGATTTAACAAAGACATACAAGACTGGACAGCGGTAGAGAAGTATATACAGACCAAAGACTGGGGTAAGGTAAAAGAGGAATGGTATGGCCTTATAGAAAACATACCTTCACTTACCACAAAGGACTCTATTGATTATTCTAATCTAGACAACATACCTCCTGTCCCTTATGTAGATATGACATACATCATTACCCTTCATCCCGAGAAGGAGCAAGAACTACGCAGTCGATTTACGGAGTTTGGAATGATGAGTCCTGTAACGATATTCCCTGGAACCAATGGGCATACCGGGGAGAACATGCCTGCTGACTACGAGGTTTGTAATCATTGGAAAATAGAGGGTCATAAAAATAAATGGTGGAACAGAAATGTTTTGCCGGGAGAAGCAGGCACATCTCTTTCTCATTGGAGATTATGGAAGGACGCTTATGAAAAGGGTTATGAGAAAATACTAATCTTAGAAGACGACTTCGAGGTAACAAGGAAGTTTAACAAAGAGGAATTGGAGACAGACTATGATTGGACTCTGTTCTACCTGTCTTGTAATTTTGTTGAGAAGCCAGAGGTTCTTTCTGAGAATCATGTAAAACCAAAACTAACCTACTGTACTCACTCTTATATACTTACCCGTGAGGGAATACGCTTGTTGATAGAGCAAAACTTTAATCATTACATATTTGCTATTGACGAGTTTGTTAGTGCAACATTCACAGAGCATCCTAGGGGTGATCTGGGATACATTACTAGAGACACACGCCCTATTGCGTTAGCAAAAGACAAGCACATGTTTAAACAAAAAGACCAGGAATCTATGGGACACAATGTATTTGATTATACGAAGAGTTTTTTGAGAAACATACCTTACGATGAGTTCGTGGAAAAGTTCTTGACATACAGCGCAAAGTTGAAGAAGTTTGACTTGATAGTAGATGAGCCTATACCGGACGTCTTTACGTTTCCGTTATTCACAGAGGAGTTTTGTGACTTAGTAATCAAAGAGGCAAATGCTTCTGGAAAGTGGACGAAGGACAGACACGAATATTATCCCGCTACAGATATGCTGATTAGTGAACTAGGCTTGCACTGGTACTACGAAAGAATACTAAAAGAATATGTGTACCCGGCGGCAATACATTTGTGGAAACTAAGCGGGAAGGGATGGGATGTAATGAAGACTGAAACCTTTATTATAAAATACGAAGAGTCTGTACAAGGACATCTTGACCTGCATCACGATCATGCAGACATATCTTGTGTGCTTGCTCTTAACGAGGGGTATGAAGGAGGAGGAACTTATTTTAGTAGACAGAGTGCCCTGCATAAAGGGAAGGTTGGACACATAGCGATTCACCCATCTCAAGTCACACACCTTCATGGAGCAAGACCTGTGATTAAGGGAGAGCGATATGTACAGGTATCGTTTTGTAAAAGGCCATAGCATGAGACACTTTATAGACCTAACGACAGAGCAATTAAGGTTGCTTTATATACTAATACCATCGCACCACATGGAAAGCGAAAAGGTTATGGAGATAGTAAAGAAACTCGAGACCCACCTCGCTGTGCCTGGGGTCAAACGATAATGCTTATATTTGCTCTATGGCAAAAAGTAAGTATGCAAGTTTTCTAAAGCGTCACGGTTTAAAAGGATTTAACAAGCCTAAGCGCACACCAGATCACTCTAAGAAGTCTCATGTTGTTGCGGCCAAAGAAGGAGATAAGGTTAAACTTATACGCTTCGGAGAGCAAGGGGCATCAACAGCGGGTAAGCCGAAGTCTGGTGAGTCTGACAGAATGAAGAAGAAACGTGCATCATTTAAAGCGCGTCATGCTAAAAACATTAAGAAAGGAAAGATGTCTGCCGCTTACTGGGCTAATAAAGTAAAGTGGTGATGGTAAAGAAGTATAGAAAAGGAGGCAAGTCCAAAGTAAACGAGGCGGGTAATTACACTAAGCCTTCTATGCGTAAGCGTATATTCAATAGGATAAAAGCAGGAACCAAAGGAGGTAATGCAGGACAGTGGTCTGCACGTAAAGCACAAATGTTAGCCAAAGCATACAAGGCAGCAGGAGGTGGATACAAAAACTAATGGCACTCAAGAAATCACAAAAGTCACTAAAGAACTGGACTAAGCAAAAGTGGAGAACCTCTGATGGTAGTAAGTCAGAAGGCAAGAAGCGTTACTTACCAGATGCTGCGTGGAACGCATTGTCTCCGGCAGAGAAGGCTGCTACAAACAAAGCGAAAGCGGAGGGTAATAAAAAGGGAAAGCAATTCGTTGCTCAACCAGACAAAATCAAGAAGAAGGTAAAGAAGTACCGATCATAATTCTTCTATAGAAACAGGGCTTCTAAACTTGTGACCGTCTTGATGTCTCTTTATATTTTTGTCAAACGGATATTGTATTAACCGAAACCATAGTCCGAACGGCCCTGTTTTATAATGCTTTCTGTTTCCCTCTGGGGCACTGCTGTTACTAAAGTAGTTTGTTATTTCATAAGACATCTCTGGAATATATGTTCCGTCCCACTTATCTATACCACCACAGTTCAGCATACAGTTGTCTATAGTTTCCTTTAACTGTATGTCTATGTATATGCCGTGAGTAAAACCAATGGCGCATATTTTCCACATTAAATCGTAAGCCTCTTTACTAGGCGTCCCTATTAGTGCTATATCGATATCCCATGTAAGCCAACCCTCTAAAGCACCCCCTAGGACATACGCTTTATATTCTCCCAGGTCTAACTTTTTTATATCATTGACGGTAGAGACAAACAACGGATCTTCAGTACCCTCTATAGAGTACCATCCTTTGCGCGTAAACGGGCCATATTCTATAATAACATCTGCGTAACTCACTTTAGTAAACTTACAAAACATTGTTTAAATTTGCCTTACAAACACATAGTATTATGAATGACAGAATGAAAGAGATGTACAAGAGCGGAGGTTTACTTAAAGCCCTCTTGAAAGATCCGTCTCAAAGAAAGATGGCTGCCGACATGCTCGCATCTAACAGCGACTCTGTTGTGGACGGTAATGCCGGTAGAGGTGGTACCAAAAAATATGTTGCTGGCGGCTCAGTAGAAGAGCGTATCAAAACAATGCTTGGTGCACCAGCAGGTTTTAACCCTGGTGCTAAAGACCAATACGCAATGGGCGGTAAGATGGACTACGGAATGGGTGGTGCAATGAAGTACCGCAATGGTGGAAACATGCCGGGTGAAGACGAGGAGGTAATGCTTGATCAAGTCAATGTAGTAGATTCAGAAGGCCAGAGAAGTTTTAAAAGTCGACTCTTCATGCCAGAAGGTTTATCTAACGAGGACTATATGAGAGAACGCTCTAACCTGGGTAGAGAGTTAGCAGACAACTTAACGGGAGGTTCAAAACCAGTCAGCAATAACGTTGTTAGAGCCTTAGTTGGAGAAGAGGTTGAGTTAAGCGACATGGAAAGAAAAGAATTAAATTACTTGCAATCCAAAAACGCTTCGTCTATGCTTACAGATCTGCAATTAGAACGCGGTTTATTGGAGCAAGGGTATATAGATAAAGAATCTCGTACGCGTGTGTCGCCAGAGATGATGTCTGAAGCAGAGCGTCGCGGATTAGGACTTAAAGCCGATAGAGCAGGCTTAAACGCTACTTATCAATTTTGATGTAGCATAAGTGCATAGATAAAAAAAAGAGGGGGCCGTTAAGACCCCCTTTTTTACATTAAGACTTCTCTTTTTCGGATAATAGATCCTACTATTCCGTAGTCGCCATTTTCGTTTTGCATTTTAAAAAGGACAACAACCCAATTATCATATGCAAATTCTCTTGCTGCAATAACGCCTTCCCAAATTGGCGGTGCAGTATTCCACTCTTCACAGGTTTCAAGCAACGCCTGGTACAATACTAATCCTGTGTTTTCGTCCCATACATCATAGGAGTACCATCCATTATTTTGGTACTCTATTTGTACGTTTGAAGCATCAAATGCTAATTGAATTTCAGCAGGGACTCCCTGCGCTTTTGCTGCTACTCCAGTAAGGAGTAATAGGCTCATAATTAAATGTTTCATAATAAATCGGTTAAAATTTCACTGCAGTAAACATAGTAATTCCTTTTTAACTTTGCAACAATCAGTTAAATTTTTTTGAAATGAATAGTGTAGAATCAAACATGGAGCAGCAGATTAAGGATGCTGGCTTTAGTATCTCGGATACAATGCCAGGCGGAGATAATCCTGCACCACAAGAAGCGCAACCACAAGAAGCGCAAACAGAACAGCCACAGGCTGAACAACAAGTAACAGCGCCCGAACCGAGCGCACCAGTAGCAAATGCAGAACCTGCACCCGCTGCTCAAGAGGTTCAACAAGAAACCGCTCCCGTACAGGAGTCCACACCAGACCCTGTACAGCAAGAGCAAAGTTCTTTTAATGAGGATTTATCAGCACTAGAAACTTTCTTTGGTGCTCTGAGCGAAACGCAAACAGAGACTCCACAGCAGGTAGACAGTACTGAATCAATAACTGCAACAGAAATCGACCCACGAATTCAAGTTATTGCTGACTTCGTTGAGAAGACTGGACGTTCACCGGAAGATTGGTTCCGCTACCAGGCATTAGATCCATCCGAAATGGATGATCGCACTGCGATGCGTGTACAAATGGCAAGTGAATATCCATCGTTGGCAAACGACGAGATTGATTTACTAATCAACTCTAAGTACAAGACTGACGACTCAATGTACAACGAAGAAGAAGTAAGACTTGCAAATCTACAGTTGAAGATTGATGCAGAGAAGGCTCGTAATAGTATTGGTACACTCCGTAATGATTATACCAGTCCTGTTATTGAAACTTCAAACCAAGCCGAAGAGGAACCAAATCCTTTCGACCAATCTTGGCTCAATGCGAATCAAAAATCACTTGGAGAGTTAGGCGAAATTGCCTTTGACTTACCTGGTGGTAAAGCATTCAACTTTGGGGTACCGCAAGATTATCGAAGCGAACTTGGTAAATCTAACAGCGACATGACTTCTTATTTTGACAAGTATGTTGGAAGTGAAGGTCAATGGGATCACGACTTGTGGAACATGCACAGAACGGTGACAGACAATCTGCCACAAATTCTAAACAGCATTTACGCACAAGGTCTTAGTGATGGTCAGCGTACCATCGTTGAGAAGGCTGCTAACATAGACCCGCAACAACCGCAGGCTAATCCGAATACGAGTCAACAGGATTCACTAACACAACAAGTACTTGATGCGTTAGGGCGTCCGCAAATGTTTTTAAAATAACTGCTATAAAAAAATATTATCATGGCAAATTCGTACCCTCCGGTATTTAACGACAGCAAAGCAGCGGTATTCCGCCGCCTTGACCCAGCGAAGTACACTTCGTTGGCTGATTTCATTGACGAAATCAACGCACCAGACAACCGTGACCAATTGGTTAAGACCTATGGTTACCAACAAATCTCTGGTGGACTTACAGGTTTCTTGAGTCTTACAGGTGCAGTGCGCGCAAGCGGAACTGCTGACGCTGTACAGTACTGGGAAGAAACTCGTCTACACTCTTACGCTTCAGTCAACTTGGCAGCAACAGCGGCATCAGCGGCTACTACCTTGACTTTGACTAAAGCAACAAGTGATGCTAACGTATTGCGTTTGAACGACGTTGTATTATGGAACGGTAAAGAGCGCGGTATCGTAACTGCTATCTCTCCAACAGGTGAGATTGGTCACGCTGCTACTGCTTCTTACACTGTTGAGATTCTAAACGGCAACATCGGTGCAACTGCAGCGACTGGTGCTTACAACCTTCCAGTAATCGGTAACTTGTTCGCTCAAGGATCTGATCAGAATGCAGGTTACTTAGAGTCAAACGTAATCAAGCGTACAAACTCTTACAACATTATCAAAGAGGTATTCAAGGTTACAGGTTCTCAAGCAACTAACATTGGTTGGGTTAACGTAGGTAACGGCGACTACCGTTGGTACGTGAAAGGAGAAATGGACACTCGTGCTCGTTTCCTCGACAAGCGTGAAATGATGTTGTTGTTGGGTGAGACAATCACTAACACGTTGACAACTACAAACATTGGTGGCAGCCCAACAGCGGGTGAAGGTTACTTCGCTGCTATCGAAGATCGTGGTATTGTACAAGATGGTGAAATCACTTCGTTCGGTCAGATGGACACGTTGATTGAAACATTAGACCAGCAAGGTGCTGCTCCAGAGTACGCTATGTACGTAAACTCTTCTCAAGCATTAGAGATTGACGACATGGTTGCTTCATTGAATGGCGCTGCAGGTTTCGGTGACGTAACTTCTGGTATCGGTGCATTCGGTGGACGTGGTTCAGAACTTGGTTTCGACTCATTCAAGCGTGGTGGATACACATTCCACAAGCACTCTTGGAAATTATTGAACGAACCAACACTATTAGGTTCTGCTAACCCACACTACTTGGGAGCAATGATTCCGTTAACAACTGTTGTTGATCCTAAGACAGGCGATCGTGCTGCTGCTTTGGAATTAAACTACAAAGACACTAACGGCTACTCTCGCGAAATGGAGCACTGGATGACAGGTTCTATCTTAGGTGTAAACAACACCAACGAAGATAGCCTTCAGTTCAACTACCGTTCTGAGTGTGCATTGGTTACTCGTGCAGCAAACCAACACATCCTTATCACTGCATAAGGAGAACAAACATCGGAGGGGGGCGTTGCCCCTCTCCTTTTTTTAATTATTTAATTCTATTCAAATGGCAACACAAGCAAAGGCTGCGCCTGCAGCAAAGAAAAAGACTGCGCCCAAGAAGGGTTACAGTGCTATCAAAAAAAATCCTACCGCTCCATCACAGAAAGTGTATCAAATCGTTAAAGGTGGCGGTATTATATTCAAACTAAGAACAGAGACAACAGTATTCGACCCGGAGACAAATAGTGTTCGCGCTATTAGATATTGTCCAGGGGAGTCTAGTATCTACAAGGAGGAGCAAAGCATAAACGCTAGACGCTCTCACATCGCATTTAATGATGGGTTACTTGCGGTGCCGGTGTCAAAGCCAAACCTTATGGAGTACTTAGATAAACATCCAAGCAATGTCGCTAATGGTGGCAACAAGTTTAAAATTGTAGACAACAGCACAGATTCCGAGGAACAAGTAGAGCAAGAGTTCTTGACACATGATGCTATTGCGTTAGTTCGAACCAAGGACTCTGATGAGATTTTATCAGTAGCGATTGCCCTCGGTATCAATATTGAGCAGAAGATGATTGAGATTCGCCGTGAGTTACTCAGAGAGGCTAAGGCAAATCCGGTTCAGTTCATATCGATGTTCGATGACCCACGTGTGAAGGTACGTTCCGCTGTAATTCAAGGATCAGACTTCCAGATCCTGGCGGCAAAGCCAGATGGAGTGTATTGGTTCGACAGCGGTAGATTAATTTTATCTGTCCCTGCAGGCCAAGACCCTGTAGATATTATGGTTCGTTTCTGCCTCACCGAAAAAGGTGTTCCAGTTTACGAAGAACTTGTTTCTAGATTAGAAAAACTTTCGTAAGTTTGTCTTATCTCAGTACATAGGCATAGTAATGAGAATCGGTTAATGCAAGAAAGGGGGCCCCGTAAGGCCCCCTTTTTTATTCGTATATTTGCTACAAAGCCTCAAGGCATATGGCAAGTGTAGAAAGAGTATATAAAGCAGTAAAAGATATAGCGAACAAAGACCAGAGAGGGTTTGTAACTCCCTCTATATTTAATCAGTTCGCAGGTGTGGCACAGATGAATCTGTTTAACAGATTGTTTGATGATATATCAATGGCAAACAGAATGCGCCGCATGGCTATTGATGGCCCGCGTCAGTTTGCCTTCTCAAAAAAAGTAGAGGAAGACCTATCGACCTTCGCTAAGAAGGTTGAGTTAACTCTTACGAGCGGAACGGTTGCTAAACCAAGTGACTTTGCACGTGTCATATCTATATCAACTATAGGGAAAAAGATTCTCGGTGTACAGAAGCAGTCGCTAGTATCTCTTGTATACAACGAAGACCACATTGACAGAATACTTAACAGCGATTTATCAGCACCTTCTGATGACGCTCCTGTCGCTCTCATAGCAAACGACATAGAGGTGTTCCCAAATGTCAACACGAGCATTGCTAAGATTAACTTAAGATATTACAAAGTACCACAAGGTATTCTTCCAGACACTGGTGCAAAGACATCACAGTCTCCTAAGTTTGGTTATACTTCATCTGTTGCTGGTGTAGAGATTTATTCTTCAGCCAATAGTGTGGACTTTGAATTACCAGAGCAGTACTTCACTGAACTCGTCAACGAGATACTTACACTTGCTGGTGTAAATTTACGTGACAGCGATGTGTACAACTACGGCTCTTCAGAAACCACTAAAGACGAAAGTAGATAATGAGCCAGGCATACGTTACAGTAGATAAAGTAATCAACGATTACATCATGAGTGTGGATATGGATGACTACGGGTCAGCCGCATCTGATTATATGTTACGTCAATATGCGTTGCGAGGCATACGTGAATTCGGATTTGACATGTCTCATAATATTAAGACAACTCTGTTGGACGTAAACCAATCGCTAGGCACAGTTGATTTGCCTTCTGACTTTGTTGAGATGGTTAAGATTGGTCAACTTGGAAACGATGGATTAGTGTATGTGTTTGCAGAAAACCCCAACATGAACATACTACCAGATCAACCCGCTGATGCTATTCCAGATTATCTACTTGGTTTTGACTCCTATGTATTTAGAAACTTTTTATATGAAAATACAATGGGTCGTCTCTACGGTCTTGGCGGTGGTCAAGGTGCTGGTGAGTACAGAATTAACTGGGAAGAATGTCGGATAGAGATATCACTTGTATCCGATACAACACAAGTTGTCCTTGAGTATATATCAGATGCAGCCAAATGCGACAATCCTTGTGTCCCTGTTTTTGCAGAGCAAGCATTACGCGCATACGTCTACTACCACACAATACAACGCAAGGCCAGCGTACCGGCTAACGAGAAACAGCGGGCACGTGCAGAATACTATAATGAAAGACGCCTGGCTAACGCAAGGCTCAAGTCCTTTAATAAGTTTGACGCATTGAGCGTTACCCGCAGAAACTTCAAACTAAGCCCTAAAGCGTAATAGATGGCTTCTATAGATAAACTACTTCCTCGCTCTCTAAACAAAGATGATGATGAGCGTCTAGTTACCCGAGTGGAAATGACGGATGCGCAAAACATTCGTGTGTCTATCGACGCCGACGGTGAGGCGCTTGTGTTAAAAAACTCATGGGGTAACACACATCGTTCAGCAAGTATTGAAAACGGCTCAATGCCCTCGGGTACAAATCTCACTATCGGTAGTGTCGGTGATGATGCCGCAGCACAGGTGTATTATTTTGTTTGGAACAGCAACCAGAATCATACGATACTTCGCTATGACCAGAACGCCAAGAAGACCTACATAGTTTATGAAGACTCCGTTCTTAATTTTACTGAGGATGGTTTTGTGTATGCGTCTATAGTTGAGTTGTCAAACAGAGACATCCTGCTTTACTTTAACGACGGACAGACGGCGCCTAAGAAGATAAACGCTACCCTAGCAGAGCAAAGTATATCTGGAGCAGGAGGGTACCCGTCTACTTTTAATAACGGAACCCCCCAACAGCGGAGAAATTATATCACGGTAGCGAAGCAGCCTCCTTTGTTCCCCCCTACAACTGTATTTAACAACAATCCAGAGTATCCTCAGAACGACATATTCGAAAAGAACTTTCAGTTCGCATATCAGTATGAGTACTACGATGGTGAGGAAACCGCACTGAGCCCATACTCTGAACTTGCTATATCTAAGAGCCAATTAAAAGACGGCTTTATAAATGCGGGTGCAAGAAATTACTGGAACGAAATAAAAATTACGGTAACGAACTCGGAACTTGATGTAAAGAACATCAATATCTACGCAAGACAGGGTGATAAGGACTCCGCATTTTTCTTGATAGAAACCATACCTAATGTGCATGGATCAGGAACACAGGTTCGTGCTTTCCGTAATGATTCTAACTATAAAGGCTTGTCCGCTATAGTGCAGGACAATACATATTCAAATGTACCCCAGCGTGCAGATAGCCAAGCGATGTCGCAGGGCCGTTTGTTCTACGGTGGATACACAGAGGGTTATAACAATACAGGTACCGGTGGAATGACGGCGGTTCCTAACTATTACAATAAGCCCAATACTTTTAACATACCTATAGAGAAGTATACTCTTTTCCAGAATCAATTCTCTGTAGATTTTGCAAACATCCCATCGGTCATAACTAAGGATAGTAAGATTTTACTTTCCTTCTCATGGCAGGACGGCCCTGTTGTTATTAAGAACGGCGAAGGCAACAAAAAGGATTACAATTTTACAGAGTTTGCTCCACAGATACGGATTTACGATAATGAAACCGGAGGTACCGCGCAAATTAATTCTAAAGCAACTGAACTCAAGGCCCTAGCAGGAATACGTTACCTAAACAATGGTAGTATAAACCAAGCAGCAATAAACTTAGACGGTGGATTTTTAAACAGCCCACCCAGTATAAATTTTGTTGCTCAAAAGGGAACGTCAGACAGCACTGAAAAAACTATAGCCGTACGTAAAATTGTAGGCGGTATCAAGGTTGTGAGTAGCGGAGTACAGGTAAGGGAAATTATCAAAGTAACAGCAGGTACAACCCAGGCTCAAGTAAAGGTGCTAGTTAGGGAAACTATTGAGGGGTTATATCCAATACAGTTTACTCCACAAAACGGAGAGGCCGGGTTTAGTAATCTATTTACAGGTGGAGATACCACTGTCTCTGGCGAATCAGCAGCATTTAAGGGAACAGGAAACGCTTGGATAAGAAGAGTAGAGACAGGATTTCCTGTGGCTACTAAAGATTATTATGGCATCACCATGAATCATGTTACGTTTAAGTTTGATAAACTAGTATTCGGAACACGTGAGGCTCAAATCCTAAATGGCGATAGTATAGTATCTCAGTTTGATGTTCTTGAAAGAAACATAGATGGCTTTACTAACGACATTGATTTTAACGGAAGAGTACAAAACTTGAACGGAGAGTGGGTACAAATTGACAACCCTCAGACTCAAAGAAAATATTTCACTGTAGACAGAGTTGGTTCTTCAGTCAACCCCGGGGGTTGCTTTCTTATTGATGAGGACGAAATGGACGGGTATCGTTGCTTTAAGTCTGGTTCAAGTCATGAGTTGGGGCTTTTGTTTTTTGATGACAAAGGAAGGCCAGGCGGTGTTCAGCCCTTAGACAATGAGGTTTTTATAGAGCACACAAACAATCGCTCAGACGAGAACTCTCTTGATGGAAGAGCAGATATAGTTGTTCGGTTTGATGACACCTTTACTGCGCCCGATTGGGCTGAACGATACAGTGTAGTCTATGCCGGACAAGGGTCGATAATAAACAAAGTACAGTACTCAATAGGGGGTGCCTATGTTGCGATGAATGACGCAGACGCTGGTTCGTTTGGCTCCTCGCAAAACATATACCTTTCTCTAGGTACATTACAGAGTAGAGCGAATTCATACGACAATCAAACCGGAGCGTTAATTAACTACGGATTCGCAGAGGGCGATAGAGTTAGAATAGTTAGGTATGGTGACGACTTAAAAGAAACATCAACCTGGAAGGTCGCTAAGACTGTTACGCTAATTGCAGATCCTGCAACAAACCCTCTTCTAGACAGAAGTTCTAAGGCTGCTATACAAAATACAACAGGAGACTTCCTTCTTATAGAGGACAATGATACACAAGAGTGGAACACATCGAGTATACTAAAAGGAGTTTCGAAGTGGAACAACAAGTGTGTTATAGAAATATACAGAGAGTCTGGCGCATTTGAAGAAACATTCTATTACGAAATCGGAGAGAACCTTTCTATAGACAGCAACGGTGTCCCTCAAACCTTACGTACAGGCACATCAGTAAGCATTAAAGTAGAATCAGTAACCAGCGGCACACCCGATATTGTTGTCGCTGAAGTAAACAAAAGAGTTTTTAAAGGAGACTTTATAGAGACTGCTGGTGGGGCCATAATCAAAGTGGGTAACGTAATTTTTAATGACGACACAACCTATCCTTTTAAACTCTACGGAGAAATTCAATCCGGAACATTTACTGCCCCTACAGTTTACAGCATGACTGTGACTAACCCTGGATCTGTTGTTCAGTTTAGCCAGGGTGACTCGTATTTTAGGTTACGCACGCTGTTCTATGGAAACGCACCACGCAGGGGTGATGAATGGAGAAACATGGCGCTAGCCTATTCTCAGAATGCTATCGTTGATTTTGTAGAAGACCCACGGGTAAGCGATTTTTATGAATCAAACTACACATCGCTCGGTAAAGCCTTCCCATATCTACCAACAGCGACGACCATAAAAAGATTTGGCTCTATTACATACTCAGAACCTTTTGCGTTTGAGAATACAAGACTGGGCCTATCCTCTTTTAATTTTACACAGCAAAACTATAAAGACCTATCGTACGATTACGGCTCTATAAAATCTTTAGTGCCGTATGATGAGTTCTTGTATATAGTACATGAGCGAAGAGCAGGTATAGTACCCGTAAGAAGAAACATATTAACAGCGAACGATGGAGAATCTTTGACTGCTACTAATATGATACTCGGCCCAGTAAAATACTATGTCGGGGAATACGGGTGTAATAACAACCCGGAGTCCGTGTCGTGGTACAGAGGATATGTGTTCTTTGTTGACGCTAAGGCGGGCAAGGTTGCTCGTATAAACTTCCAGAGTGGACTAGATCTAATCAGTGAGCAACTGGTAGACAACTTCTTTAAAAACAAAATGTTCTCGGCTAGCCCATCTGCTAAAAACAGAAAGTATATAGCAGGAGTAGACCGCGAAAACTATGAGTACATCATTAGTTCACCCGCTTTGTTCTCGAGCACCATTTCAATAGATGATTCGTGTAGCGGAGAAACCGCAACTGGACTTGGTAAAACAAACGAGGACGGCAATCTAATCAACGTGAGCGCTGTGTATGATGACTCACTAACCTTTGATTGGAATACATACGCTGTAAACTGGGAATGTGCTGAACAGGAATGGCAGGACGCAGGTAAAGGATTGTTGCTTATCGATAACTTGACCAACAACCCTATCGTAGGATTGTCTGCGGATCAATCTCCGAGCATTACTGGTGTGACCACAGCCATACCTATATTAATTACCTCATCGGCTTACCAGGCGTATCATACAGGGAGATACGATCAGGTTACCGGGGTGGTAACTCCCGATAGTGCAGGTCAATCTTCTTTAACTATAAGCAATACATCAGAGACTCTTGCAGAGTTCACTATAGCCTATGATGTAAAGTCTGATTACTGGAGCACAAGATATTCTTATCAAGCAGAAAATATAATAGGTCTTTCCGACAGGTTATACACCTTTAAAAACGGTGGTATATATGAACACAATCCAGATGCTAGCCGCAATACATTCTATGGTGTTGCAGGAGATAGTATTGTAGAGTGTATTTCTAACTTCAATCCATCTATGGTCAAGGTCTACGAAGCGGTAAGCCTTGAGGGTGACAATAAAGATTGGAGTGTAACACTAAATAATGTTGACCAAACAAGCACGATTGCTACTTCTATATGGGAGGAGAAAGAAGGGTTCTACTACGCACCCTTACACCAGGACTCAACTAACAATGTGTCTTATACAGCAACAGCAAATATTAGTTCCATTAGCGGAACGTCTGAGGTCTTTGGCTTAGGGTCTGCGGCATCTATTGCTACAGATAAGATAACATTTAAGAACGCAATTAACAGTATAGGATTTCCGCTGGGTGTAACAACCGCGCTGTTTAAAGTTAGCGGGGCCAATCTGGTACCACTAAATCTATATGCCACAGCCCTTGATGGAGAGAAAGTATTACAGTGTAACGGAACCGTAAGTGGTGTTACTGCTAATGATGAGATTGTATTGATTGCTAACTCTGCTATTGAAGGTGACTCTTTGCGAGACTATTACTTGAAGGGTAGGTTTGTAAACTCCACAACCTCAAAGCATGAGTTGTATGCTATAAACTTTATATACACTAAGTCCAATTTACACAACCAGCAAGGGCAATAGTATTATCAGTATTTTTGTATTATGAAAAAGATGAAAAATTATTTTGTAGGAGGCCTAATAAATGTAGCGGCAGGGCTTGGTACAGCAGCATACGGTGCATATCAAGAGCGCCAAGCCAAAAAGAAAATGGCACAGGCAGACGAAGCAGCCACTGGCCCGATCAGATCGCAAGCGGCACGCCAGAGAATTGCTCGCCAAACAAGTGATGCTCAAGCAGGTGTGGATGCAGCGTTGCGCGCACAGGCTACAGCGGCAGACCAGATAGCATCACAAGGTGGTGCACGTGGTCTTGTATCAGCGACACCAGCCTTGTTGAGAGCAACAGAATTAGCATCAAATCGTGCTATTCAAAGCGTACCTACTCTTGATGAAACATCTTTAACTGCAGGTCAAAACCAGCAGGCTCGATTAAACTTAAACAGACTTTCTCGTGCAGCAGATGCAGCGAGACAAACAACTATAAGCGGTGTGTCCCAAGCCATCCAAGGTGGAGCAGAAATTCTTGGCTCGAAATTTAAAGTGCCAAAGAAGAAGCCAGAAGCATTGGAACTACCTACCGCTGACCCTGGTGCTCCGAAGACAGACGTTTTAACGGCTATGTCTAACGCTGCTATGCAGGGAACACAGCAGGGGCTGATAGACTTTACTAAGCAAGCCAAGGCAGATAAAGCGGCGTCATTTAATATCCTTGAAGAAGAAGTAAGCGACCCATCGGGAACTCTCTTGCTTGATGAGGTTGATGTTATGGAAGATGGTGGTGTTCAAGAGCCGGTAGATAAAACACCAGGCGAGTTCTCGCATGATGACAATCCAATCGACATTGTACAAGAGGGAGCAAAGATTGGTGAGATGACTGGAGGAGAATACATATTCAACCCAGAGCAGGCTGAAGAAATGCGTAAACTTTCCGAGGAAGGAGATACCGAACTACACGAATTCGTTCGTAACTTACTAAACAAAGAACAATTTAAATAATGGCTGATACATCCACATTCATGGCGGTGGGCCAGGTACCACAAGTAGATTATGGTGCGGTGTACAGAAACGCCAAGGCCCGTCGCGAGTTAGAAGAAGAGAAGAAACTACAATACCTTAACCAGTTCCAACAGGAACGTGGTGCTTTCACTACGGGTATGCAGGATGAACTGCAAGCAGAGTGGGATGCTATCGAGCAAGACCTGGATCAGGGAGATATGTCTCTTGAAGCCAAGGCCCGAAGACAGCGGCTGTATAACAACTACAAGCAACACGCTGCCGATGCGCTCGAATACGCAAACACTGTTAATGATTTAGAGGCATCTATTTTGGCAGACCCAAATGCATACAACGACCCAGCAGCCTTGATGTCTGAGTTAGAAGACGCACGTAATGTACAGGTCAGTGCTCAAAACATAGGTCTAGCAGCCGGTGAACTACCGTCACTAAATGAGTTTAGAAGATTTGCTTTACCAGAGATTGCTCCTAACGCGGCAGCGGGTATGATACTTGAAAACCTAAAAGCCTCTGGGGGTATTAATAACTTCTACGATATGGCTGGATCAGGGGAACTTGACCCGAATGCAGTAGGATCAAGTGTATCGGCATGGTTTAACAGTAACTCCCTATCTCAACAAGAAGAAGACCAGGCCATTGCGTTTGTACTCCATCAACTTGGTGGACTAAGCGGTAACATGGATGACCTTTCTAAAATTAGAAACCTGTCTGATGAGGAGCGTGAAGGGTATATAGGACAATATGCGGAATACGTTACGGGCGCACTTACAAATATGTTGTCTCAAGACATAGAGACACAACGCGAGCAACGCCAAGCAGAGTTATCGGACTACAGAACCAAGTCAAGAATACAAGCAGAAGAAGCGCGGGCAGCAGCGAGCGCTTCCGGGTACGGTGGATTTGTTGTAGAGGCTGGTGACTTGCAATACATGCCTCCTATTACTCCAGATGCAAATGGAAACGTGTTAAAAACGAGTGACCCAGAATTGGCTAACGCTAACATGGCGATTCACGCGAGTATAGAGGGTACACAACCTATGTACAGAGACGAGTATGGTAATCAAAATTATATCGAGAGCATCGGTATAGACCAAGACGGGAAGATGATTGCTATTATTAGAACTAATCAGTCAGTAAAGAACAGGAGTAATAAAACTGAAACTCACGTTGCCAGAACAGTGGTAGACGCATCTGAAATACCGTTGAATGGATTGAGTAACGCTAAACAGGCAGATAAGATTCGTCAGACATACAACAATATGTTACCTATGTGGTCAGCAAACTTTGCAGGTCGTGAGCCACAGCAAGACTTTTCGCAAGATATAAATGTACTCAACGAAACAGAGGTAGAATCAGCGCCAATGCAAGGCCCTGCACCTACACCGGGTGCATATGTTCGACCAGATGCGGCTACTCCAGAGCCTACAATTGAAATCACAGTAGACGAGTGGAGTGACATGAGTAAGCCAGCGCAGAATAACTTTATCTATAGTGAAGCAATATTTCGCAACAGTCAGAAGGTAGAGTTTAATGGTCGTCAACGTAGAAAATGGGATATAATGACACCTACTGAGCGTAAAAACGAATTGGCTAAAGTTCGCAATGAATTAAGACTACAATTGAAAATTGATATTTAATGGAAGACGAGCAGTTATTAGAAGCACTTGAGTCCGCGTACAATAGAGGGGTAACCCTTGAGCAGATGCAGGGTAAACTTAGCGATGACGCAATGGTTGTCGCACAAAATTTTTTTTCAAAAAAAAAAGATGGTACCGAAGATTCTCAGATCGCCAGTCCTTCGGTATCAGCATCAGAGCCTTCGGTAAACGGTGAGGTATCTCTATCTACTCGACTCGACTCTGATTCAAAGGCGGTTTCTTCTGGTTTATTAGATGCTGTAAAGTCAGCACAGGAACGCGGTATTACCCTCGAGCAAATGCAGGGTAAGTTATCTGATGATGCGTATAATTTAGCCAGTCAATACTACAAAACCATAGAGTCTCAACGTCCTGTTAATCGCAAGATGAAAGACCACTGGTTAATCATTGACGAGAACCCAAGTGAGTTGGGTAGACTTTGGAATCGCGCTGTATCTGGTGGTATTCTTGCTAACGAAATAGCAGAGGCAGAAATCACAGGGGTAATGGATTACGAGAAGATAGCCTACCTCAACAATATTGTTCAAAGAGACGCACCAAAAGAAGAAGACTACCTATACGATACCGATAATCCTGTAGGTAGTTTTGTGCTTGATGTAATACGGACTATACCCGAGTCATTAATCTCTATGGCTACAGCGGCAGAGGCAGGTATCAGAGGTGCAGCAGCAGGTGGTGCTACAGGTGCAGGTATAGGTTCAGTTATACCTGGTGCAGGTACAGCGGCAGGTGCAACTACTGGTGCTATAGCAGGATACTTTGGTGGAACATCGCTCGCTCTCGAGTACGGTCATTCTATTATGGATGTGCTTCGTGAGGAGGGCGTAGACGTCACTTCTCCAGATCAATTAGAGGAAGCCTCACGTGACTCAAGGATAATGGCTAAGGCACGAGAGAAAGGGCTCAAGCGTGGTATACCTATCGCAGTATTCGATGCCATATCGGGGGGTACTGCGGGTAAGGTGGGTAACGTACTCGTAAAATCTGTAGGTAAATCAGCGAAAAACAGAGCCATGAAGGTGGCTGCGGCAGAAACCTTGGTTCAAGCAGGGCTTGGGGGTACTGGTGAGTTCGCAGGACAGGTGATATCGGGTGAGGAAATTAGACCAAGAGACATAGCGCTTGAGGCATTCGCTGAGTTAGGCCCAGCAGCACCCGTAATGGCCTACAATCTTGCAGGTCGTATCGGTAAAACGCCTGGTGAATTATCATACATAGACTGGGCAAAAGAACAGGATCAGAAGAAACTCTCTGTAGCCAATGAGATATCGTTTGTGGCTAACAATGGGGAGATTGCATCTATAGATAATGAGATTCAAAAACTTAGAGAGTCTAAGAAGAAAGACCCAACCACAAAGAAAGCAGTAGACGCTAAACTACAGCGACTAAAACAAGAGAAGTACAGTCTACTCAAAGAGACATCAGAGAGAGTGATGAAACTTGAGGGGATACAAGAAGAAATAGCAGACCAGTTAACACGTGACCTTAATGCAGCAGCGGCAGTATTAAAGGAAGGTAATATTACTGCGGAAGAAAAGGTTGCTATCGAAGAAGAGATGGAGCAGTCGGCTAAAGAGTTAGACCAGTTGCTGTCATCACAAACAGAAGAGCAAACACAAGCACAACCAGATGATAAAAAAGTTAAGCCCGAAGAAGTACCAGGTGCAGAGCAAGTCGGGGAAGAACTTGGGGACGTACCCAAGTCGGAAACAAGCAGAGCGAAGGCTCAAATTAGTGGAGTACTTCAAGCACGCGAAGAAGAAGTAGGTAGAGGGTCAAGACACAAGAGTGTGTCCGACGCGCTGGCTACGTTTAGGTTCAACAGAGACAAGAAGAAAGGAAACTTCTTTAATCTGTTTGATAAAAACGATGCAGGGGCATTAAGAACAATGCTGGAGGAAGGGAAGTATAGCGATGGTACTCGCATTCCTATAAAAGAACAGCGGATACTAAGTAAACTTGTTTTAGCAAGTGAGGCCTATAGACTTTTACATCCAGACTCTAAAAACTTTAATATTGGTTTTGGAAGAAAGGGTTTTTACGCAGCAGGTATGGAGGCTGGTTTCAAAAAGAAAGACTTAAAGAATGCTGCTGGTATAACTGCTGGTAGAGTAGGTGCTACAGATGCTCCTGTTGTAGTGAGCATACCTTCCAGAGATCAGTCTCTTGATCAAAGAGGAAAGGTTGATAGATACACAGCGGAAGGCACTGCATATCACGAGGTTTATCATAAAATATTCTCAAAGTTTTTTAATGACAAACCTATTGACTTCAATCAGTTTAGGAAACTTGTGATACGCAGGTTAAGCGAGAGTAATGTCAAGGAGTTAAATAATTTTGCAGAGCGATACATGGAACGGGAGGACAGTGAATCTGCTGGTGCTTACAAGTCAGAGGAGTTTATGGTTCAACTCGGTGGCTTACTCGGTAGTGAAAGAATTGTTTTTGAAGCATCCTTTCTTGAAGAACTCAAGGCGTTTCTAAATGGTATCGTAAGCAAGATAACAGGTAAGCGTGTACAGATATTTGAAGAGGCTGGTCTGGCTAAAGATATTTCGGAGTACATGAAGGGAATGAGCAAGGCTGTGCGTGCAGGTGCTGACATTAGTCAAGTACCCATGGCTGAATCTTTGCAGACAGAACGCTTTCAAAGAGAGCGACCACAGACTACGGAAAAAACAGAGAAGGACGAGTACGGATTTGAAAAGCCTACGGGCGAGATGGATGTACAGGCAAGTAAAAACGCGGCAGGTATACCAGATCCAGAAAATTACGACAAGACCTTTGACCCTTTAGAGAAACTGACAGGCCTCATAGGGCCGAAGTTAAATGCTTTAGTAAAAAAACTCGAGAGATTTTTCGGTGTAGATAGACTACGCGCTACACGAAAGGATGTGCTCCAGGCACTTGAGGTATCTGAGTCTATCAATGTACAGCACATCAATAGATTCTACCTTGCATTGCGTCAGATAAATAAGATAACAAACAAGTTACCAGACGAGCAGCGACAAGAGATTGCTGACTTGTCAAACGACTACCTATTTGGTGCAAAGGAAGAGACAAGACGCGAAGCATTTGAGAAACTTGAGGAATTAAACCCAGAGTTAGTAAAACAACTTGGAAGATTGAGAGCAATACGCGCATCAATGCAGGAGTCTATACAGAACAGCGCTGTCTTCGATAACTTGAGCAGTGAATTGCAAGAGACTATTATAGATAACACAGCGTCATACGGCACAAGAACATACCGTGCGTTTACTGATCCTAATTTTAAGTTCGACCCACAACTAAGAGCAGCCGCTGAGAAATCTATGGTAGACGCCATGATATATGACATCGCTTTTGACATATATGAAAACGACACCTTCACTGATGAGATGTTTGAGGAGATGGATGCCAGGAATCTCGACATGAATGAGTTAGATGACATTATTCAGTTCATAGAGACAACTCAGATAGACCAGATTAAAACCAGAGTTAAGGACAGCCTAAGAGGTATAGAGAAAGCATCAAAAGAATCACAAGGTAAATATGGTGAGGGATTAGCAGGAAGCAAAGACTTAGGAAAACTAAGGATTCCAACTAAGAAATTAAAGCAACGTCAAGATTTACCTATTGAGTTGATGGACTATATGGGTGTAGAGAAAGACCCATACATTAAGTTTAGCCAAACCATTGCTACCCTTACAAACATGGTGCAACAGTTTACACTGGTGGACAGAGTGAATGAGATTGCACAGCGTAGCGACCTTGGTGATTTAATTGTAACGACTCCTATTGTACGTGCTATCATGGCCACAGACCCAGAGAAAAGACTTGGTGTAAGGGCAGAACAAGTTGCACGTGACATTGGCCTTATAGGTAAAGAAGAGTCCTTTGATGATTTCTATACAAGAACAGGGGGTGAACTAATAGACGGTCAAACTCCTGCGTTTCGCTCAGATCAAATAGACTACATCGAAGACAAACTAAAGGATTACTTCTTAGAGAACTTCACTGTTATTGAAGAAAAGAAATCTCCGATGACTGGTAAGGCTGTGAAGAACGACTTCGTTAGCATGCTGAAGCAAACCCCAATGTATCAGTCTGACAACAAGGTTCTTCAAGGGTACTATAAACTGCTACTACAGATGCGTCGTGTACGTGTACTATACAACCTACCTACCTGGAGAAAGAACATCATGGGTGGATGGTACTTCTTAGGTGCAAACTTTGTGTTGCCGTTTAACAAACACAGAGGTGGGCTGACTGCAATGAAAGATTTGCAGAACAGATTTAAGAAGATGAAAGACGGTGAGTTAGACCCAGAGTACGAAGCAATCCTTGACCGCATGGGTGAACTTGGACTGCTTGGTTCTTCTCCTAACATGGGTATGTTCAGTGATATAAACGATTCATTCATGCAACAGTTAGAGGGTGTGTCCCCAGAGTTAGCGTGGAGTTGGTTACCAGCAGGTGTAAAAAAAGCACAGCGGGAGTTGGGTGTACGTGCTGCGCGTACTGCATATCAGTATGGATTCATTGATGACTATACTAAGATGATTGCTTACCTCACTAAGCGTGAGAACTTTGCTAAGAGACTTGAGTCTAATCCGGAGGGTAAGTCATACGATGAACTTTCCTTTGCACAAAAGCAACAGGTTGATGAGATGACAGCCGAGCGCATCAAGCAGAACATGCCTACGATGTCTCGTATTAATCCTACCTTCCGTAATCTATTTAAGTTACCAGTGGGTGACTTCCTTTCATTCCGTGTTGAAGCCTTCCGTAGTTTCTTCAGTATCTATCGCAATGCGGTTGCTGATCTGGGACAGGCTATGACTAATGAAAACCTTACCAAGTCTCAACGTGATGCGTACATGGTAGATGGTGCAGGTACACTGAGTATGGGTATTGCATTGGCAGGTCTATCTAAATTTGGATATCAAGCCATAGCGGGTATGCTTTTGAAAGATGACGAGGAAGAAGAACTTGGTTTACAAGCAAGGTCAGCAAACTATATACTACCACCTTGGATGCAAGGGTCTAACATTGTCGCTGTAGAAATGAGCAAGGAAGGTAAGATTCGTTTTGCCAACATGAGTTCGGAAGACCCATACGATGAACTGCAAGGACTTATATATGGTCGTAATGGTATATCAAGAAGCAATATGTTGCAAAGTATAGCGTCTGATTTCAAAGACCCTAACCTTGCGGCACGATTACTCTTTAATCTTGTTGATGGAAAAGACTCTTATGGACGACCAATCCTTAATAACGAGGACGTAGGCTGGTTCCATAGATATATCATTGGCCCTAACCTAACGGAGTGGTCAGATGCCTATGGCTCTTATATATTTAAGGAGACTTTCATACCGCCTAACATGAACTACATCGCGCGTGAATACCGCAAGCGTATGGATGCAGCGAAGAAAGACCCCGACTTAGAATTGCAACCCCTTGAAACAGCGGCTGAGTTATCTACTGCGGTAATCTTTAGGGATTACCCTGTTGATATATCAAGACAGTTCTACTACAACATGAGCGCACAGAACTTCCGTAAGCCATACACTTCTCTTAGTGACAACGAAAAATCAAACAGAAAAGTTAGGTTGGACGAGATAAAAAGAGCGTATGAGTTTGCTGCGAACTATGCAAATAAGTTTGGGAACTATAAGATTATAGCAAGCGTAGAGAGTACTATAGATAGGACGTTTGCGAAGAGCCCAGAGGAGGCTATGTATGTGAAGTACGACCTAGAACTTCCGAGATAGGATTCATATATTTGTACTATGAAAAAGTTAAAGAAATTATATTGCTGGTTATTCGTAAAGGTTTTTAAAAGAAAAAGTAAATACTGCGAAGGCAAGAGCGACAATGGTTCGGGGGCTAGTTCTCCGTCCGGTTCATCGGGTTCCTCTGGGTCGTCTGGCTCATCGGGTTCTTCGGGTTCCTCTGGTTCTTCGGGTGCATCTGGTAAATAATGAGTTGGAAAGAGATATTTAGAAATAGCAATGACTGGAACGAGAAGAGTATTCTTGGTGCGCTTTCATTCGCTGTAATGGTTTTAGTCATGACGCTTGATCTGGTAACAGGTGCGTTGGGAAAAGATTTAGTAATCAATGAAGGTGTCTATAACTCTTTCGTGTATGTCACGATAGGATGTTTTGGAATCGCTGGACTAGAAAAATTTGCTAAGTCCGGTGGCGATAAATAAAGAAATATCAGAAGACACGGTAGTAGGTCTATCATTAAAGACTGTTGGTATGATTATCGGCGGCGCAGTGATAGTTAGCCTTGGATACTTTGACCTAAAGGCTGAGGTGCAAGAGGCAAAAGAATTACCCGCACCAGTGATAGGAAGAACAGAGTACGACTTAAAAGATGAGTTGATACGCACCACAATCATGAACACCAAGTCGGATGTTGATGACATCAAGAAGCAACTAGACAAAATAGAGGGGCGCCTCTTCGAGATGAAATGAAAAAGGCTGCCATCGCCATAGCATTCACCCTGCTGTGTGCCTTCAAGGTACCGATCAGGGGATTGGTGGTGGTTCATTATAACGCTGAGTTTAATTCTAGCAACAGCGTACCATTAAAAAAAATTAGTGACGCCCGGGTTATCGATGCGTGGATTGATGACGCTGAGGTTAAGGAGTACGGAAACATAAAGTCTGTTCCTACAATAGTTCTTTATCAAAACGGTAAAGAGATACAGCGGTGGGAGCCGGGGCTTTCATTGAGCCTTTCTGTTACACACCAAGATATACAAGCGGTCATTGATGACATAACTGGCGCAAGTAAATTCTGATGAGAAACATACTGATTACTTTTTTTATACTATCCTCCACATTATCCCAGGCACAGAAGATTGGGGGAGTATTTAAGTACGCTACGTTTTACACTAGCGCTTTTGCTTCATCGCCTATGCCTGCGCAAAAAGAATACTTTGTTACCCAGGCAGGTGAACTGCAAGACATAACCATAGAAAATCCGTTTGACTATAAGGCAACCATAGGAGTGCGTAGGGTTGCTCGCTACGATTATGAGAACAGACAGAACAGATTCTATGATGGACAAACAGAGTCTACAACAGCACTGTCTGCAACGGTTGGTTCCGTAAAGGGGCTTGAGTACCTCGCTCAGTATGATGTGGGACGTCAACAGGGGTCAGAGTACATTAACCAAAGATACTTCCTTAGACACCTCTCTAGATACTTTGTGATAAAGGCTGAGTATTATAACCAAGGACTCGTTGATTTAAACTTCACCCAGGTAGATAGCCGTGTTCGATTACATATAGGAGAGTTAGACTTCAGTGTAGGTTTAGCGGCACGACAACATCAGCCCTATGGATACGACCCTATTGCAGATTATCTTGCGGATAAGCCTTGGTGGGATCTTGCAATGGATTACGGATACTCAGACAACTACTATGGTATTGACTATGATAACGACAGTGAAATAGATAACTTTGATTGGTGGTGGCAAAACAGTGAAGGAGAAAGAGTTGCTGACACTGATGCTGACTTTAGAAAATATATATACAAAGACATAGTAAACGACTACAACAGAGTGATGCTTGATAGCGTAGGTGCTTTGGCTTCTCTCTCAGCAATAGCCGGTGTAGATTACTATCATTATGAAGATGACTTTTGGATCCACTCCTGGGCAAGTGTACTGCCTTATCATAGACATATAGTTGGAGGTCATGAGTTCTCATATCAAAACTTTGTTGAGCACAATTGTGATGAGGATTGCAATGAGCATAATCATCGTGGTGTCCAATGGGTTGACTATAGTGCAGGTCTTGTCTTTGGATGGAAACCAGGAAAGCGTTGGGGCTTTTTTACAGAGGTCGAGTACATGAAGTATTGGGACAGAAATATATTCAACCTAAGAGCGGGTGTTAACTATCAGTTGAGATAAATGAAATGGCTATCCTTATTAATAATAGTGCTATCATTGAGCAGTTGCAGCGCGCAGTGGCACCTAAGAAAAGCAATCAAGAAAGACCCGAGCGTACTAAGGAAAGACACGGTTGTTGTTACGGATACGATTGTAACTGCACCGGTCTCGGTGCGTGACACCATCACCCTTCAACAGCGGGACACCATTACCATCACTAAGGATAGACTTAAGGTTAACATCGTGCGTTCGTTTGATACCATCATGGTGGATGCTATGTGTGATAGCGATACCATTGTTCAAGTGATAGAAGTACCTGTGCCGTCCATCGTTATGAAGGACAGCGACAGGTGGTACAACAAGGTTTACAAGTTTTCTTTTTACTTACTGTTGCTTCTTCTATCTGTGCTTTTCTTGCGTAAGAAATTAATCTCCTGATCAGGAGCCGCAAGCCTCGCAGTCTTCTGGATTTAATAGGTTACAAGTCGGTTGTTCAGCCGATTCAAGTTCTGCTACGAATTTGTCGAAGTCTTCCATAATAAGCAGTAAATAATTGTTAGTGCCCCACGAAATTGTGGGAGCATCGAAGATACAAAATGTATCTATAAAGGTTTCATTTCGTAATAAGGTGAGTACGCGTGTCTTACATCCCATAGCCTTACTTCATCGGGTGAGAAATCGGCAAATAAGTATTCTTCTGGAGATGTAAATAAGATAAACAACACGATGTCCGAATCCTCTTTGTCCATCGCTCTCTTGTTAGCCTTGAATGTTTTCTCACAAGTCTTTACACTAAGTCCGTACTTAATCTTTGTTGACTCTACTATAATGTCTGGGTCATCAGTAACATTCTTTGTTTCTTTTAACAGCGTAGACACTGTATATCTAGTTACCTCTGGTGTAACCTCAAAGTAATGACGGATAAGCAACTCACCAAGTATACCTATGTACTCTGTGTAATACTCTCTTGATACTTCTCCCAATAATACTGATTGCTTTGTACCCTTTCTCTGTTTGTGAGTACCCTTATACCTTCTGCGATTAGCCTCTATCCTTCTTAACGTAAGGTCATTGGCGTATTCTTTTAGGTATGGTGGGATCTGGTCTTTCATGAGAGTCCTTCAAGCCGCAGTTTATTTATGGTAGACAAATCATAATGCTCTTTACAATACTCGTAAAGATTCTTACCAAGCCTCATAGCCTTGGGTAATGTCATGCCCTCTACGGCCTCCTTCCATTCTTGTGGTGTGTCACACAGGATGCCTGTCTCTCCGTGCTTTATAACCTCCTTATATGGCGTTACGTTTGATGCTATGATTGCAGTACGAGTGAACCCTGCTTCAACTACTTTTAATTCAGACTTGCTTTTGTTGAACTTGGAGTCCTTCAAGGGGCTAAGGGAGACATCGAAGAACTTGTACAACTTAGCGTACTGAGTAATATCCACAGGGTTCATTCTATACTTTGCTTTTAATTTTTCTGGATAGTCCATCAGACCCATGCAATATAACTCATGGTCTTCAAACGTCATACCCATCTGCTCTAAATCTTTTTGATGTCCATTGGCTCCGAGATATCCAAAGCGAACCTTGTAGTCTTTAGGCATATCCTTTTCCCAATCAACCCATTGCTCCTCCTTTTGATGTATGGTATTCGGTATCACCCGGTATACAGCGGAAGGGTTTATGTCTTTCATTATCTCTACAAGAAACGCAGAGGGACTCCAAATCTCATCGGCTATGAGTATACTCGCCTTGATATCTTTTGACTGATGGTTCTTGTAGTATTCGTAAGCAGGATTATCCTTTGGTAGTTTCCAATAGTCATCGTTGTCTAATATAAGTTTGACATCATTGTCTACCAGATACTGCTTGAATGCTTTATGATTCGAGACGCTAAACCTTCTTGACCCTACAAGGTTCTTGACCTTTGAAAGGTCGAACTCTTTAAGGTCATTAAAGTTTTCTATAAAGTGTATCTCCAGATCCTCCTCTTCCTTGAGTCTAAGGAAGGGTGTCATTAGCCGGTGATAGTTGATACCATTTAGGCCGTCAAGATAAATCAGCGTCATCATAATGCTCTAGCAACGCGGCTCTTATTAAATCAAATTCTGTATCTATGCTTCTCTTATACTTGCGTATGGTGTTATGCAGACGTTCAGCATCGGTACGAGCCTCACCACTGTTTGTGTGTAGGTCTTCGTACAACTCTATGGCTGCTTCCTGCATTCTTGCAGTCGCCAGGAAATAAACTTTACTTAATAGTTTCGTATCCATGCGCTTTTATTTTTGCTACAAAGGTGTCCTTGGCCACCGTCCCGTCATAATGCGTAGACTGTGATGTGAAAAATCTAGGACTATCGTCATCAATATAACCATTGTTTCGTAGATAATCAGCAAGAAATTTACTGCAACAAATAGCGTTATCAACATCATAACGGCAATTGTAGTAAACATGAATAGACATAGACTCCATGTGCCACTTATCAAATCCTTCAAGAACCTTTTGGATTTTTTCCCAGTAAGTTTTTTTGTACTTTGAGCGTACCGCGTAATGCCTCCCACTGTAAAATTGATTAAGCGAAGGCGGCTTAGGTAACTCCAATTTGATTTCGATAACTTCATCCACCCTCTAATATAAGTCTAAACTACTGTTCTTGTACGCTAAAGGAGTAAAACTTTTCTCACTACTACCAAGATTCCTAAAACCTGTACGTGAACTATTGATTTCAAGAACCACAGGATCATCCCAAGGTGTAGGCTGACCGCCAGTCTCTTGGTTACGTTGCTTACGCACGTGAATCTCTGTACGCTGACGTATGTCGTAGTCATTAGACTGCGTTTTTCTATGGAACGTGATGAATGAATCGGCCCTATTCACGAACTTACCGCCGCCTTCAGTCATCGCTGCACTCGGTGCTACGGGTAATCCATCGGGGCCTTTAATTCTTTGAGCCTCAGTAACTGAGTGGGTGTTCAACCACACTGCCATGTTGTTATTAACACTGAACGTCAGTAGTTCTGATGCGGCCTCGTAGTGATACTCATGAGAAGATAGTTGAGCGTTCTTTGATATGGTTGTCTTCAATGAGTTGTAAGGGTCAATCAGTATACCATCATAAGGCTCTTGTCGTATAAGTTTCTCAGCGAATACTATAAGGTCGGTGTAACTATACACTTGATTGTTATTTATAATCGTAAAATGTTTGTTCACCCACTTGTATGCGGCTACTCTTTCCTCATAGTGCATGTCACTAACAGGTACATCAACTAAGAACTCCATAAGCCTCATCTTAACAGCGGCAGTTCTGTTCTCGGAAGAATATATAATCCATCTCCAATTGTGTAGTACAGATGCTGTCACCATTAGATACAAGGCCATTGTAGTCTTACCTACATTACTGTGCCCGTTGATAATAGTAAACTCTTTCTTAAACAAGTAGTACTTATCTAGGTTTGATAGCCCGGTAGTCAAGCCCTTCTCTATCTTGCCTGTTGCAAAATCATTTATCCATTCCAGATCAGTAGCGTCTGAAGATATAAAGGACATGTCTCCATCGTTGATGCGGAACTCTCTTTTAATCTTGTTCTCATCATCAATAATCTCACGGATAGGCATCGTCTTACCTTGGTTGATTCCATCAGCCATGGTCTTGCGTGCTAGGTCTATGTCTTGTACATCTTTGCGTACAAGTTCACGTTCCATTACACGCAGTGCCTCGTCCTCTTCCATTCTTCCTGCGGCAATGTATCCCCCACACAATATGGATGCACGCAACAACGTGCGATGTTTGTCTCCATCATCAGCCTTGCGTATCATGTGTACCACGATGTCTAACTTCTCGTAGTCAGTGTACGCTTCCCGCTGTACTGCCTCTTGATGTTCACTACCCTCTGATAACATCAGCCCAAAAACATTAGGCTCTTCATTACTTATAAGGTCGGGGTCGTAACTCTCAAAGCATGCGCGTGAAAGGTTTATTCCGGATGGGTCAACCTCTAATCCGTAAGTCCTATCGAAGTATGCTTGCAACGCACGGAAGTGGTCGCGGTGTCTTTCCGGATTCGTTACCTGTACAAGTGCTTTCAATCCGTCTCCACTCGGAGACGTCCAACAGGCGCGTATGTAGTCATCAGTTCCAAGCAGAGACTTGTAGTCCTCTACATCTATATGGTCAAAGTCTAATACAATTATACCGCTGTGCCCCAGGATCTGGCTGTCTCTCCTTCCTTCAAACACACCAGAGAATAGTGCGATAGGTAAAGTTTTCTTTACGTCCTTGTTGCCGGCTCTAACTTCTTCGACCTTATCCTTGCTCTTCCCTACTCGTATACGTGAGAGAGACTCTTCTAGTGTTGTGTAATGTGGGTTGTCTATGTCCGTTACTGACGGAAACATTGTGATGCTCTCACTTGAACTCATTCTCGTAGTCTTTTTCTTTGTGAACTTCCGAGTACCCAACTATATCTTGGCTGTTGATTTTGTAAACTCTAAAGTTTAGTTTCTTGGCTGTAAGTTTTGTAAGGCCCTCTAAAAATTCTAACGCTTTCTTATCCTTGTTCAAGGCCTTGAGGTCTTTTGCTCTACTCACACACTCTAGCCCTTTCCATTTGTTGGTATACATTTTTTTACCACGCTTTGTCTGCCAAATAATATCCACATTATAGTAGTGTATAGGCTGTCTCTCACTTAAGTCCCACCCCATATGCTATTCTATCATTGTACATTTTAATGTCCTCTTCATACAGGATTTCAAAAACCTTCTTGGCCTCATCACCTAGGCTCCAGATCTTGGAGTTGGTAGTGTTACTTTTATACAGCGGAATGGTTTCTCCAATGCGCTCACAAACATACTTCCAATCCTCCTCCATGTTTTCTACCACACCTAGCCACATGTCGTCTTCCATCCATTCAACTTGCTGATACTTTAAATAAGGCTTGCTCCAGAACTTATCAAAGAAATGGAATTGCATAAACATCTCTCTTGTTATTATCTTGTCTTCCGGGGCCGGGAAGTTTCCTGTCTCGTCAAACACCCACGCAACATTGGGGTTATTCCTGTAGTGGTAATCGCAGTTGTACACGTAGTGTGAGATAAATCTTCTCTCTGGGTTTCTGACAAACCCAAACTTAAAGTACTCGTTCCACCTGTCTTCACCGGCTACCTTTTTAATAGAGCCCATTGTCTCGTGACCAAATGGTGGGGTACTATTGTCTCCGACCGTTGCCTCTGGATCTAGTTTGAGCAGTGCTTCCTCCATTGAGGTGCTTGCGTTCTTCGGAATCTTTACGAAGATGAACTTGAATTTATCTGATATAATCATACCTTGGTTATGTTTACTATTTCATATTGGTCTAAGGTTTCCGTATTGTTTGTGTACAAAACCACCCTGTATATTAGAGACTTGTTTAATTCAAGCGTATTGGTAAGCGCCTGGTCTAGAATTACAGAACCCTCTTCATATTTTCTTACATACAAAGGATTGATTGGCTTACCGTTACTGAACACATCCATGTTCTTGTTGTGTACTCTAAGTCCTGCTATCACTGTGCTGTGATGTCGATTAAATACGCTGCCCATATAGGACATTGTAAGTCTTGTGTTCTCTTTAAGATAACCCCATACCATCATCCTCGTTTCAACCAAATCTCTGTCTCTCCTGGCCATTTTTATAGACCCTTCGTGTGCCCGATTGATTTTACAGAACACAGATATGGCGGTCGTTATAGCCTGTTGCTCTATGCTTCTTTCTATTTGATACTCAGTCATACCAAAATTACTTGTCAATTATAATTCGTTTGTAATACTCTGGTGCTAACCTTTTAATCTCCTTGTAGAGTACAGCCTCTGCTTCCCTAAGTTCTTTCTTTGTTTTTGTATCGCCCTTACCTTTTGTGCCAAACGAAGTGTGCAGTGTCGCTAATTTTTCTAACTGCTCATCGACTTGCGCGCGTACAAGAGAGCACATGTTGGCACGTGACGCGCCCTTACATACCTTGTCCATTATTATCTAAGATTAAATTCGAAATGATTCTTGAAGGGATCTCTGCTAGAACTCGTGCGTATATCTATAGCGTACACGTCATCAAACTCTTGATACACTAAGTACTCTCTGCTCTCAAGTAGTTCTCTCATAGATGCCCATCCGTTTGCAACATGCTTGTGCTCTGCCTTAATTAGTTTGGGTCGCAACGCACCCTCGTATGCAACTTGATTAAGGATAACCAAGTCATGCCCTTCGGTGTCGATTTTTAAGAAGTCGATCTGGCTTATACCAGACTCCTTTAACATGTCGTCATAGGTAATTGATTCAACTAACCTTGACTCCACTAGGTTCTTGTTGCCCTCGAGAGTGTACTCAGAGAACGAACTCATGCCCGCAAAGTCTCTATCTTTCTCAATGACAGACTGCTTGAATACATCCATCTGTCTTGAGCCTCTGCTCACATCAATCGCGCAGTTCATGTACGTTACACCATCGTGCTTCTCTAAGTTGTTTAGGTACTCTTGTACCGGCTCAATGATAACTCCTGTCCACCCATTCTTACCTAGGTTATTCAGTGTGTTAAAATCACAACTACCTATCTCAACAAAACATTTAGTAGCACTCATGAAGCGTCTCTGATTTGTGATAGTACTGATCGGGTGCAAAGTATATGTAAGGCATTAGTGTCTCGCCTTCGGGTGTTACTGCACCGCGCTTCTTTCTTTCATACCAATCGGGATGCCCTTCTAACATATCTAACTGCCTCAGTTCATCCTCCGATACCAAGAATAATTCTACATCTACATTGAATCCAACGCCAGGTTTCTCTACGAGAAAGGGCAGTCCTGATCCATGTACTACCATAGGGTATTGTCTCTCAGTCTTTGCTTGTGAAACGAATATAGCATTGCTCAGTAGCACGTTGTTTCCAAACCCACGCTTGAGTGTACCGTATACAGCGATTAAAATATCACGCAGTTCTTCGCTATCACTTCCTTGTACCACCACTCTACGTCCTCCTTCTGCTTCGCGCTGAAAATCGTCTTGATTCCTTTGTTTAGTTGCCATCTCTTTTTTCGTCTATTATATTTAATACTGTAAGCCCGCACACTCGGTGAGTCATTCGCGGTCTTTCTTTTTTCTCCAAAGTTTCCATTCATAATAAGAAGTATTAATGCAGGGAGGGGCCCCAAGTGTGGGAGTTTCGCTTAACATAATAAAAACCCCTCCCTTACACTAGTAATTTAGAACGGCAATCCGTCGTTGCCTTTAGCCACTGCTTTAGCGGCTTGGCTTTGAGTGTTCTGTCCTCCGTTTGCACGTGGATTGAACACACTCGTGAATGCAGTTCCGTCGGTCTTGATGATGAAGTCCACGTTCACATTGCCTGCGCCCGTTAGATACTTCTTCATTTCATCCAACTGATCTTCCTTGAAAGAGATGTTGTACTTGACAACACCGCTATCAAACTCTTTGCGTTCGCCTACATATCCCATGTAGACTCCCTTGCTTTGTTGTTGTGACATAGCAATTGATAGATTAAATTTCCCCTTGTAAAAAGAACGTAGTAGATGGCTTGTCATTCTCATAATGCTCCTTGATAATACTCAAGGCACGAGCCACTTTACGTCTACCAGAGTCAAGGGTTTCCTCTGATGCTTTATATACTGCTGGTAAATACGGGTATGCTTTCTCTTGCACTACCCAATAGAAATCCTTTACTCCGAATGCGTGTGTGTATAGGAATGCCTGTATGTCGTATCCGAATACACGTACATCTCTTGGGAATCCCTTCACGCTACGAGAAGACTTACTGTCTGCTATGAATCCTTTGCCGAGGCAATCAAGGAAACCACGGAAGGGAACTACCTCCGCGCCAATTTCAAGTTCTTGTAAGAACTCTACTTGATAGTCCCCATCCAGGTATATGTTTAGTACCTTCGATTCATCGAGCCTTGTTATCATGTCGATACATTGCTGATAGTCATCTATAGATACAACAGTCTTGTCTTTTGCTTTTGTTTTTTCTTCAGCCTTCCATTCCTTGTACACCTTAGTGACACGAGGGTTCTTACCTCCAACCTCTTTGATAATCTCTGTGTCATCCATGACATGGAAGAGGTCGTTGAACTTGTGTGCTTCAAACAAAAGGCAATCGTAAGCACTCCCAAATGTGAGTGCCTCCGATTCCTTACGCAACTTGCCTTGCATATATAATTCAAACAGTGCAATGTCTTGCAGTGCATACTTGATTGAAGAGTACGATAGGTACTTCTTTCCTGTCTTCTTTACTAAAGACTCAAACCATCCATGAGTCATACTAACTTCTCTAACTTAGAAATCTGAGAAGCAGTCATGGTGCCTTTGTATTTGTCTTGTATCGCAGTGAAGCGTGTGTTACGATCAGGCTTGTTCTTACCTGCCTTGATGTACTCCACTGACTTCTTGAATATCTCGTTGAGACTTTCCTTGCTTTTGGGTGCAGGCTCCCCTTCCTTAGCGATTGCCATGCCTACCTCATCAGCCGTAGCGATTGATGTCTCTATCCCTATACCTAAGAACCCAAGGGCTCTACCTACAGCGGACGTTTCACAATTTTCTACGTATGATGTTTGATTAATTCGAGAGGAACTCTTGTCCTCTTGCGCCATACCTTGAGCCAATACATTGCCTTCGGCATTTGATATGGTTGCTTGTATGACACATGACTCAGGATCCAGGTGTAGCACCTGCGTTTCCAATGAGAAGTCTTTATACTCTGATAGAGTACGGAATGCAATGACACGTTGATTAACCTCAACGTACTGCTTGCCTTTGATGTTCGTTGTTTTGAACTGATAAGTGTTAGACATAGTATATAATTTAATTGATTCGAATTTACGGTATCCACATTTAATTAACAAATGCTATGGTAGATATTTTTTTACAGGCTCAAGGTCTGGAAGTTTCCACTCAATATCCCACCTTTTGATGAGCCGAAATACTGTGCGGGATGTTACCCCCAGTTCCTTGGATGCCTCATTTACATTCTGGTGTTTGCACAATGCGTACCTTACCATTACCCTCCAGTTTCTCTCTATGTTGAGGTCTTCCTGTGGATACTTCATCCCCTCTACTTCTTTGTAGAGAGTCCACTCTTTCTTTCCTGCCATCTTCTGTACATGTTTGCGGCCCATGCTCTACGTTGAGTAGGGTTTTTATAAATAGGGCGTAGCCTTGCCATTGCTATGCGCATAAATTGTTTCATCCTTTTCATTGCTGTTCTCCTTTACCGGTTAGATACATAAACAAGACAGCAAGCATAAGTGTAAGTACAATTAGTGTTTTCATTTCTCTTTGGTGTTAAAGGTTTTCCCACTTATATCCAAAACACAATCTCATCATAGTACGATGAAACCAATTAGGTTTGTAGGTTAAATTAAATTGAACATAATGGTCTTTTCCTAAT